TTTTAATTACGGAGAGGGCAACAAAATAGATTTTGAAAAATTAAATGGTATTGTTGGTATTTTTGGTAAAAATTATAGCGGTAAAAGCTCAGTAATTGATTCACTTCTATACACGGTTTATAACACAACATCAAAAAATAACCGTAAAAATCTTAATGTAATTAATCAAAATCGTGAAAAAGCCAAAGGTAAGGTTGATATTGAAATTAGTGATGAACTCTATACAATTCAACGTTCTTCTGAAAAATACGTTAAAAAACTTAAGGGCGTGACTACAACAGAGGCAAAAACGGACGTTGAATTTATTACAAGCGGTGAATCGCTAAATGGTCTTGCCCGTAATGATACGGACAAGAATATTCGTCGTTTCTTTGGTACAATTGATGATTTTTTCTTGACTTCTATGGCGAGCCAATTTGGTTATTTGTCTTTTATTGGTGAAGGTTCAACAAACCGTAAGCAAATTCTTGCTAAGTTCCTTGACCTTGAAAATTTTGAGAAGAAATATAAGATGGCAAAGGAAGAATCTGCTGAAGTTAAGAGTCTATTGAAACGTCTAGAAGTAAATGATTACGATAGAGAAATTGCAACAGCAGAATTGGAAGTTATTGCTGCCGATAATCTTTTAAAGGAGCGTTCAGAGGCTCTTGAAGCCTTCAAAAAAGGCTTAGAAGATGCTAATGAAAGACTTTGCACCCTTAATAAAGCCCTTACAAGCGTCCCAGCAGAGATTATCGATTACAACTCGACAGTTTCTACTGTTAAGAACCTAAAAGGCTCTGTAACCCTAATGCAGAGCGAGAATGAGGTTTTGAAAACCGACAATGAAAGACTGGAAGGAATCATTAAGAAGGCTGACGAACTACTGGGTATGATTGATGTTAAGGCTATTTCTGACGGCGATGCCGAAATGGAACAGCTTAATGGTAAGATTTTACCTTTAGAGAAGGAGATTTCTACACTATCCGCTCAATTAAGCACTGCAAAACACAAATTAGAACTACTAGAAAGTGTTCCATGTGGTGATTCATTCCCAAGTTGTAAATTTATTAAGGATGCGTTTGGTGTTAAAACGCAATACCCAGTATTAAACCAAAAAATTGACGAGAAGAATGGTGAATTAAATGGTTTAAACGCTCGTTATGATGAATTAGACCAAAAAATTACAGAACTTTCTAATAAACAAAGCAAAATTTCTCAAAAAAAGATTGAAAGTGAGAAACAATTAAACTTAAACGAATTAAAAATTGAAAAAAATAATGTCTCAATTGAAAAAACAACTAAACAAATTGGTGAATATGAACAAAAAGCTCAAAACTATCTCGACAACCGAGAAGCTATTGAAAACTACGAAGTATTATTTAGCGAACGCGAAACTTGCCGCTTTCAATTTAATTCTACAACAAAAGATATCAAACGATGTGAAGCAGAAATCATTGAAGCTCATAGAAAACATGGATCGGCCACTGAAAAGGTAGAAAATTTTAAAAAACAGAAGATTGATCTTGATAATTTACGTAAAGAATACGCTGCATATGACCTTTATCAGTCATGTATGCATCCAAGTGGTATTTCTTATGAAATTATTAAGCAGAAACTTCCAGAAATTAATAGCGAAATCGCTAAAATTCTTACAAACATCGTAGAATTTGGTGTTTATCTTGAAAATGATGACGATAAGTTAGATATTATGATTAAGCATCCTAAGTATGATGCTCGTCCTCTTGAAATGGGTAGTGGTGCAGAAAAAACTATCGCTTCTACTGCTATCAGATTAGCACTTTTAAATGTAACTACTCTTCCAAAAGGCGATATCTTCATACTTGATGAACCAGGAACCGCGCTTGACGAAGAAAATATGTCTGGCTTTGTTCGTATTTTAGAACTAATTAAGTCATACTTTAAGACTGTTATTCTTATTTCGCACTTAGATAGTCTTAAAGATTGTGTTGATATGCAAATTTCAATTGAAAAAATTAATGGTTATGCATACATCAATCAATAAGGGGTTCTATGGGTATAATTGAAAATGTAAAAAAAGAAGTAAAAGAAGAACTTAAACAAGCAGAAAAAAAGGGTGTAGGATTGCTTGATGTTGTATCTGAAAAAATTATTTCAAGAAAATTTATGGTCTGGATTGTTGCAACTATTTTTGTAGGGTTTGGCAAGATCGATGCAGAAAACTGGGCGACAATTACGGAAGTATATATTGGAGCGCAAGGTATAACTGATTTAGCCACTAGATGGAAAGGAATAGGAAAATAAAATGGATGAATTAAAAAAGCTCTTAGGAGAAACTGTCGTGAAAATAAAATTACTTGTTGGTGTTGTAATTGCTGGGTTGTTAGTTGGTGTTGCCGCTTGGCGTAAACATGTGCAAGACGAATGGGCAAAACAAGAGCAAGCAGTCAAAGAAGAAAATTTAAAGACAGAATCTGCTGCTAAATTAGCCTTTGAAACCGCCAAACTTGAGGCTGAAAAAAAAGCCGCTGAAGCCAAACTAGAAGAAGAAAAGAGGGCAGCGGAAGCAAAATTAGAAGCAGACACAAAAGCAAAGACAGAAAAACTTAAGAAGGCTCCTACAAAAGAAGTCAAGAAAGAAGCCGCTGAAGTTCTTGGATTAAAGGAAAAAAAGAAGAAGGGACCATCTAAATAATGGTTAGCCTTAAAAAAATATTAGCATTGATTGTGCTGTCATCTTATTTGACGGCACTACCAGCCTTTGCTGAAGAAACCGACGTTGATGACGATGGTGAAGGTGATTATGTTGAGTTAAAAGAGCAAGAAACTGCTCCTTTTGATGGTTTTTTATTGCATAAAAATGCTATGGTAAAGTTAATAACAGACAGAGAACGAGAATTAGGTAGAATAAAATTGCACTTTGATGCAGAACTAAAGAAAAAAGACTTAGAAGTAGAAACACTAGCTAAAAAGAAAGAAATAGAACTTAATATTAATAAAGAAATGTATGAAGGCTTATTAAAAATTAGGCAAGATAGAGTTGACCAACTAGTTTCAGAACAAAGATGGGGTGATGCAAAATTAATTGGAAGTTTTGTCTTGGGTTTTGCAGCTTCAATTGCAATATTTTATGCAGCAGTACAGGTTGCCAAATGAGAGATTTAAACTTTGTTCAAGCTTTAGAAAAAGCTGTAAAAGAAAAATATGGCGAAGAAGCTACTTATAATCCCAAACAGTTTTGGGATGAAAACCGTGAAAAACAGTATATTGAAGAAGTAAAACAAGCGTATAAAAAAGAATATTCTAATTTTGATTCTCAGGAAAAGGTAGAGTTTGATGGTATATTAATACCAAAGAAACTAATTAATAAGAATAATAATAAACAATGTTCTTTATGCAACAATTATTCTTTTAATAAAAAAGATGATTTATATTTAAACAAATTTAAAGCTTGCTATAAGTGTTATTTATGTAAGCTAGAGGATAAAAAAAATGGCTAGTGTCATTGAAGTAATAAATGGAATCTCGCAAGCTATTCATGCAAAACATGAAGGAGGCGCAGAATTTGGCCTTAAAAGAGAAACTGAATCTCTTCTGCAAGGCGTTTCAATTTATGATCCAAGAGTTATGGACGGGTTTGGCGTACAATTTCAAGGAGATATGTTAATTTTAAAATATCACAGCGAAATGCCATTAAAAGCAGTTCATGATAAAAATTTTGAAACAGAGACTAGAAGAATTGTAAAAGCAGTTGCAGATCATATTAAATCAGAGTATAAGTCACTTACAAAATCTACTCTTTCTTTAACAGAAATTGGAGATATTCAAATTATGGTTCAATCAGCAAATCGTAGAACTTGTTATGTAAATGCTGTACAAACTTATAAAATTGGAAATATGGAAATTGACAGTGACACTGGCAAAGCTAAAAAAGTTTACGATTCAGAACAAGAAAATTTTTCTAATATTGCAAAACGTTGGCTAATGAACGTTAAGTCATAATAGGTCATGAAATGTCTTATAAATTATCTAAAGAAGAAATTAGACAAGAAATATTAAAATGCGGAAAAAATCCTGCATACTTTTTAGATAATTATGCAAAAATTACTCATCAAGAAAAAGGTATTATTCCTTTTAGAACATTTAAATTTCAAAAAGAATTATTAAATGATTTTCATGATCATAGATTTAATGTTATTTTAAAAGGCCGTCAGCTTGGTATTTCTACAATTGTTTCTGGTTATGTTGCTTGGATGATGTTGTTTTTTAAAGAAAAAAACATACTTGTAATGGCTACAAAGCAAAATACTGCAATTGAAATTGTTGATAAAGTAAGAGATATGGTTGAGTCTGTGCCAGATTTCTTAAAAATTGCAACAGTTACCACAAATAACCGTACAAAATTTGAATTAAGTAATGGCTCAAAGATCCAAGGCACTCCAACATCAAAAGATGCTGGTCGTGGTCAGGCTTTGAGTCTTCTTATTATTGACGAAGCTGCGTTCGTTGATGATATGGACGATCTTTGGACTGGTTTATTGCCAACTATTTCAACAGGTGGTCGCTGTATTGCTTTATCGACTCCAAATGGTGTTGGAAATTGGTTTCATAAAACATATATAGAAGCAGAATCTGGCGGTAATAACTTCAAGCCAACAAAATTACCTTGGACAGTTCACCCAGAATATACGCAAGAATGGTTTGCGAATATGACCAAGAACATGAACAAGAGAGAAATTGCACAAGAATTTGAGTGTAATTTTAACGCATCTGGCGAGACTGTTATTAATGGTGATGACATTATAAAAATTAAAGAATCAATAACTGAACCAAAATATAAAACTTGGGTTGACAGAAATTATTATGTATGGAAACCATACGAAACTGGTGGTAGTTATCTATTAACCGCCGACGTTGCCCGTGGCGATGGTAAAGACTTCTCAGTTTTTCATGTTATAGACGTTAAAAACATGGAACAAGTTGCAGAATATCAAGGAAAAATAGATCCAGATACTTTTGCAAAATTAATTTATGATGTTGGTCTTGAGTACGGTGGTTGTATGGCTGTTGTTGAAAACAATAACATCGGGTATTCAGTAATTACAAAATTAGTTGATTTACGCTATCCAAATATTTATTATTCTAGCAAAGCAAACCATGATTTTATGGACTCAACATCTGCACAATATAGCAGTAATAGCGTACCAGGGTTTACAACAACTATGAAAACTAGACCACTTATTGTTGCTAAATTAGACGAATTTGTTAGAAATAAAGTTTTAAAAATTAATTCTCAAAGAACTGTAAATGAATTAGATACTTTTCTTTGGATAAATGGCAGACCAGAAGCACAAAAAGGGTATAATGATGATCTTGTAATGTCTCTTGCAATAGCTTGTTGGGTAAGAGATACTGCTATTATTAATAATGAACGCTCATTAGAATATTCTAAAGCATTTTTGTCTTCAATTGGTAAAACAAGTAATTATCTTAACACTTCAATTGATGGTATGAGACAATACGAGCATAATCAAAAATTAGAACAAAATAAAAACGCTTTCAAAGAATTTCTTTGGGTATTAAAAGGATAAGAAATGGCCGATAATAGTATGAAAAATAGAAATACGTTTTCTCAAGAAAGAGATCTTTCCGAGAAAAATCCAAGAAATAGCGATTCTCCTCTTTATGTTGCATTAACTAGATTATTTTCTGGTCCATTATCAAGTTATAGAGAACAATCTCAGATTAGATACAAAAGAAGAGACTTAGATCGTTTTAAATTTACTTCTGCTGGTGGTCAAACTTTTAAAAAGAAAAGCTATAATCCATTTGAAGCCATTCAAAGTAATATCATGGCTAATCAAAGCCGCGCTGAACGCTATAGCGATTTTGATCAAATGGAATTTATGCCAGAAATTGCATCTGCTATGGATATTTATGCAGATGAAATGACAACCAGCAATCAACTTAAGGCTCTTTTAGTTATTGAATGTAAAAATGAAGAAATTAAAACATTACTTCAAAATCTTTTTTATAAAACTCTTAATGTAGAACAAAATTTATACGGCTGGTGCCGTACAATGGTAAAATTTGGTGATTTTTTCCTGTATTTAGACATAGATGAAAAACTTGGTGTCAAAAGCGTGCTTGGATTACCTTCGCCTGAAGTGGAAAGACTTGAAGGCCAAGATGAAACAAACCCAAATTATGTTCAATTTCAATGGAATAGCGCTGGTTTAACTTTTGAAAATTGGCAAATTGCTCATTTTCGTGTATTAGGTCAAGATAAATATAGTCCATATGGTACTTCTATTTTAGAACCAGCCCGTCGTATCTGGCGTCAGCTTAATTTGATGGAAGATGCGATGATGGCTTACCGCATTGTAAGATCTCCAGAGCGCAGAGTATTTTATATTGATACTGGTAACATTGCTCCACAAGATGTTGAACAATATATGCAAAAAATTATTACGCAAATGAAGCGTAATCAAATTGTCGATCCAACAACTGGTCGCGTTGATCTTCGTTATAATCCTATGAGTATTGACGAAGATTTTTATATTCCCGTTCGTGGAGCAGGAAGCGGTACAAAGATTGAAAATTTGCCTGGTGGTCAATTTACCAGCGCCATTGAAGACGTTAAATATTTAAGAGATAAACTATTCTCTGCTCTGAAAATTCCACAAGCATATTTGGCTAGAGGTGAAGGCGCTGCGGAAGATAAAACTATGTTAGCTCAAAAGGACATACGTTTTGCTCGCACAATTCAACGTTTACAAAGAGTAGTAATTGAAGAATTAAGAAAAATTGGTATGATTCATCTTTATACTCTTGGATATCGTAATGATGATTTGTTAAAATTTAACTTAAAACTACATAATCCTTCAAAACTTGCTGAAATGCAAGAATTAGAGCATTTTAAGGCGCAATTAGAAATTGCAGGGTCTGCTAAGGAGCAAGGATTTAGCAAGAGATGGATTTATGAAAATCTTCTAAAAATTAATGACGTTGAATTCCAAAGAATTCAAAGAGATCTTTATTATGATGCTTCTTTCACAAAATCTCTTGAAGCAGCAGGCACAGAAGGCGGCGAAGAAAGTGGCGGCGGTGCAGGAGGGTCTTCATTTGGTGGAGAAAACACAGAAACACCTTCACCAACCCCAGAAGCGGGTGCAGAAACTCCTGCTGCTGGCGGAGAAGAAGCTGGTGGAGAAGAGTCGCCTCTATTAGCAGCTCCTGCCCGTAGAGAGGATGGAAGTGTTGTTCCATATGTAACTCCAGACTCAAAAGGAAAAGCTTATAAGCCAGTCGCAGCTCCAAATTATAGTGGCGGCGCAAGAAGTCATAGTATTCGTTCTAGAAGTATGGCAAGACCAAATACTGGATTTATGAAAAATCCTCCAATAGCTATAGGAATTGCAGAACAACAAAATGATCTCTTTGAAGGAGATGAACAACTACTTATAGAAACACAAAATAAAATTGAATCCATGAAACAAAGTTTTCTTAAGAAAAAAGTTATAAAACAAAATGAGGATGAAAAAGATGGCGCACAATAAGAAAAGAAATACCGCTTTTCTTTATGAAGCTCTGCTAAGAGAAGGTACAAGAGCTGCTTTAGATAGAGATGTTGAAAGAATAAAATTAGTAAGGGATATAATTTTAGAAAATTTTAATACTTCTTGCGAATTAAATAAAGAATTAAGCCTTTATCAAGAACTTTTAGAGACAAAGATTGAAGAAACATACGCTGAAAAATTTGTAAAAGAAGTTGAATCAAGATATGAAAGACTTGATAAAAGAAAAATTTTTAATGAGCAAACTGCCTTAATTAATAAAATTAATAAAACTCTTGGAGTTAAAGTTTATAATTCATTTGTTCCAAATTATAAAGATTTAGCTACTATTTCACAAATTTTTAGTCAAAATACTCCAATTAAAGAAAAAATCCTTTTAGAACAAACAATTATTGATCGCGTTAAATTAAAAGAGCAGAAGAAAGATTCTTCTATGCAACCAATTGATAATATTGTATATAAAACTTTTAGTAAAAAATTTAATGAAAAATATAGTTCTTTATTAAGCGAACAAAAAGATTTATTAACAAAATACGTTGGATCTTTTCAAAACGATGGAATTGAATTAAAAATTTATTTAAACGAAGAGCTTGAGAGATTAAAAAAAGGTATGCAAGAGGCTCTTAAAAAAGAAGAAATTAATAGCGATTTAAATATTTATGAAAAAACTAAAAAAACATATGATTATTTAAATACTTTTAAAGATATTAAAGAAATAACTCAAGATAATTTACAAAAAATATTAAAAATTCAACAATTTGTCCATGAGGTAAATAAATAATGATTCGCGTTACTATTAAGGACAAAAAAACTGGCCTACAAAAAGAAGTTCAAATTTCTAAAACTCTTAGTGGTGATTTTTTAATGCGTCAACATCCAGAAATTGATGTAATTGTAATGCCACAAAAATTTAAACTCTTAGTTCTTCCAAAAGAACAACAAACAGATCACGTTTATAATATACAAGAAAAATTATTTAATTATTTAGTTAAAAAAGGCGTTGTTTTACCAGAATCTGTTACTTCTGGTAATGTTTTTGGCTCTTTACAAGGTAATTATCCTCAACAATCTGCTGGCGGCGAAGATGTAACCCAGGTTGTTGTCTATAATTTAGCAAATTTTATAGAAGATGAGCTTCCTATTGTAGATTTAGAAAAAGAATTTGAAGATAAAATGGAAAAAGCTCTATTACAACCAAATGTAAAAGATTCTACGGAGCTTGGCGAAATTCCTCAAGAGCCATTTAAGGGATCAATTCCAAAATATGGCTTTCCAACTCGCGGTATTTATCGTTACAACTATTAATAGTTTGGAGAAAATTTATGAAAATTACAAAAGAATACTTAAAAAAGATGATTTTACAAGAAATTAGAGCAACAGAGCCAGAAGCTACATCTTCTAGTAGACATATTACTCAAATAGAACCAGATTCAGTTGACAGTTTAAGAATGAGATCAAACGATCCTTTCAAAGTAGCAGCCCAAGGAGCTTCTCAGTCTGAAATAAAAAACTTTATGAATAAAATTCTTATTTTTGCCAAGCATCATGAAAAAAATGGAGTTAATTACAGTAAAGTTAAAGAATTAACAAACTATTTAGTAGATGAAATTTCAAAAGCTGGCAACGTACCAGAATAATGGGAGAATACTATGAAAGTAACCAAACAATATTTACAACAAGTAATTAAAGAAGAAGTTGATTTAATGATTCAAGAGGGAGAGCTTGATGAGGCTCTTTCTGATATTTTTAAAAACGCTGGCAGAAAATTAGCTGGTAAAGCTGCTCAAATGACTGGACTTAGTTCTGATGAATTAGCCAATCAAGAAAAAGATGCAGCAGCTGCAAAAGTAACAAAACAGAAAGAGATCGCTAAGAAACAAGTTCTTCAAAAAGTTCAACAAGCTTCTCAAATGGTTTTAAAAATTCATGATGAAGTTGAACAAATTGGAAAATTGGCTGCCCCATTAAGCTACTCATCTGGAGAAAAATTAGATGTAAAAGCTCTAGGTAATGCCGCCGAAGCTTTAATGCAGGCATTGGATAAAGTTGAGCAAGATGTTACTGGCGAAAGAGGCCACGTAAAGGGTGCATCGTTAGGAATTCGTCCATCATTAAAAGAAAAGAAAGTAGTTAAAAAATAATGCAATTAATAACTTTTATTCTTGCTTGCTATGGAATGACGATGATTCTTGTTTATAGCAAATTTTTTGAATCATTGAGGTTAAAAATTTCTTCATATAATATAGAATTATTAAATTATATGATAAAATGTACAATGTGCGTAGGGTTTTGGGTTGGTATATTTAACTGGTTTATGTTAAATTTATCTTTTAATTTTTTTATTGCAGGATGTATTTCGTCTGGAACATCCTATTTACTAAGTCGTGTAGTGGACGATGACGGAGTAATAATTAAGGTTAAAAATAGCCTTAGTTAAACTATATAATATGATCGGAGGTGATCAAACATGCGTAACCAAGTTACATACATCCGTCGCTATATGCTACAACCAGTAAGACGTTGTTGCAACGGTAGCTGTATTTAGCCCTCTGGTACAAAAAACCAGAGGGCTTAAATCAATTTAGGATCAAAATTAATGACAAAAGAATTATTAAGAGAATTTTACGAATTATGTGATGGTGGAGTCTGCCAAGATCTTTTGACAGAAGAAGAAAAAATTTATGTTAAAAGCGGCGGTCTAATGTTGACTGGTATTATGCAAAAATGTGACCAAGAAAATGGAAATGGTCGTATTTATTCAAGAAAAATTCTTCAAAGAGAAATTGATAACTATCAAAATATTATAAACGATCACAGAGCTTTGGGAGAATTAGACCACCCAGATGATTCTGTTGTAAATTTAAAAAATGTCTCACATATGGTGACAAAAATGTGGTGGGACGGCAATAATGTAATGGGAAAAGTTAAAGTCTTAGAAACTCCCTCTGGAAATATTTTAAGATCATTGGTAAAAAGCGGTGTTAAATTAGGTATCTCTTCAAGAGGACTTGGCTCTACTAGAAAAGAAGGTGGTAAAACAATCGTTGAAGAAGACTTTCAATTAATTTGTTTTGATTTCGTTCAAGAACCTTCAACTCCAGGCGCGTTTATGATGAGCGAGGGTAAAAGAAGAGATATGAATAAAGTTTTTAGTAAAGCGGATAAACTAAACCGCTTATTAAATGATATTATAGGAAAATAATCATGTCAATCAAAGGTTTTGAATATCCATTAGCAGGCTTAGGAAGTGTTGGAAATTATCAAGTAAGCGGCGTACCATATGTTACAGGAAACTTAACTGTTGCGGCTAATACAAATACGCCACTTGAAATAACATTTCCAAGTGTTACACAAAGAATTCATATACACAATAATGATGCTTCGAATGGCTTAAGAGTTGGATTTAGCGCAAATGGCGTAAAAACTACAAATAATTATTGGCTTGTTGAAGCACACACCAATAATGGTAAAAATAATGATTATATTGAATTGCGTGTAAAAACAGATAAAATATATTTGCTAAGTCATACAACAAGTGCTGTTTCTGGCGTATATGTTGCGGCAGAATTGACAGGAATACGCCTTGGTTTTGATCTAGCGGCTTCATATAGTTCGTCTACGGGTATTGGATAAAATGAAAGTATTAACTACATTAACAGTATCTGGTGGTCTTAATATGGCTTCCGCTGCTCAAGATACTTTTACTATCGGTACTCCTTTAGAAAATAATCATGGGAATGTAGATATTTTAAATGTACATGCTAATGCTTATTTTAAAAACAATATTGAATTAGGAAGTAGTTCTGCGGATACAGTAGTCTCTAATGCACCAATAACTGCCAGCTCTGGTATATTTTTACAAAATTCTAACCTATTTTTAACTGGAAATTCTACTATTTTTGTAAATGGGCAAGATATATTAAGCGGCGGCGGTAATAATGAAGGTGGCGGTAATGATTTTGCCAATCAAGCTGTATTTGAAGAATTTACTTCATATGAACCATACGGCGGCGGCACTGGTAGTTATTTTTCTGGCACCGTTATAAGAGATGCCAGTAATTCTTCACAGGGTAGAATTGAAATAGGACACATATCAGCTAGTGATTATCAAACAGACAGCGATGTTATTCGTTTACAAACTGATCAATCACGTATAATTGTTTATAATGATAACATAAAGTTTGAATATGGCAACAATGGTATCACTGTAAGCGAAATATATGATTCGGTCTATGGACAAGGTGGCGGTTCTAATGTTTCTTCTGTTGAATCGACTGGCTCTGGCATTTCTTTATTAAATAATTATCAAAATGACATAGTTACTTTAAAATCTATTTCTGGAGATCAAGATAGAATTACTGTTCAAAATTATAACAATAATACAGAAATTAAAATTTTTCTTGATCCACAAAAATATGATTATAGCGTAGTAATACCAGAAACTTCTTCAATTGGCGCTAATACAAATTTTACTTCTGAAGTGTTTTATTTACAGAACCAAGGAAATAGTAGCCAAAATTATCACCTAATAAGCGCTCAGTCTTTTTTAAAGAGAGTTATAACTATTAAAAATATCTCCTCTCAGTATAACGTAATAGTGAATGCAAGCGGTTCTGAAACTATCGATGGAAATTCTTCATTGACTATAGCGGTGAATCATTGCTATGTTTTACATGCGGCAGATAACAACGGATATAAATGGTATATAATAGGACATTACGCTTAAAAATGGAGTTAGTATGGATAAAAACAGTCTTAAAAAAGTAATTAAACCGCTGATTAAAGAATGTTTAACTGAAATTCTTTATGAACAAGGTTTAAATAAACTTATTGAAGAATCTATTAAAGTTAAACAAAAAGAAGCTATCAGAGAAAATATTGAAGAAAAGCAAGAAGAGGATATTAAAACAGCAAGACAAAAATTTATGGGTCTTGTTCCTCAAGAACAAAAAAAAATCAATTTAAAAGAAGCCAAAAGACAACTTTTAGAAAAAATTGGAAAAAATGGCTTTGATCCTTTTGAGGGTTCAATTCCGTCAACAGACGATGATTCCGAGCAAGTTTCGGAATCTTTAAACCCACAAGCAACAGTTGTCCCAGGAATACAAGGCCGTGGTGTTGATATTTCGAGTTTATTGGGACAAAATAAAGAAGTTTGGAAGACTTTTACAACTGCCTTAAATGGAAAAGGCAAGAAAGAATAGGTATATCATGGCTCGCGCAGTAAATTTAGAGGTAAAATTACCTTCACACGTAAGACCAACTGATGAAACAACAGAACAGTTGATTAAAAAATTCTTGAGAGAGTGCAGCAAAGAATCTATTGTACAATACATGTATGAAAATAGTGCTTGGACAAGAAGATTTTCTAAGAAAAGTGTTAAAGATAGGCAAAAGAGATTAAAATATAAGAGAAATGCTCAAAAAAATCAACAAGAATTAAACAATGAAATTACAGATGTTGCTAAAAAGAAGAAAAAAAAATTCACTCCAAAGCAAACGCCTGTAAATAAACAATAATTTGTCGCTTTAATATATAAAACACTATTTATATAAAAAAGTGTCACTTTGTCCTGTTGACAGGAGATTAATTAATGTCTAATTTGTTAGAAGAAGCAATTATTGATGCAACCGCTCTTAGAGAAACAGCTTTAAAGAGTGCAGAAGCCGCATTAATTGAAAAATACTCAAAAGAATTTAAAGAATCAGTTAAAAAACTACTAGAGCAAGAAGAGGCAACCGCAGTTCCGCCAGAAATGCCAGGAGTAGCAGACCCTGCTGCAATTCCTATGACAGATCCAATGACAGCTGGTGGCATTTCGCAAACACAAGCTGGTGGTAAGGCTTTTGATAATGTCCCATCCTCTTTTTTAGATGGCGATGACGATGAATTAATAACAATCGACTTTGATCAATTAAAAAAACAACTTTCTTCAATGCCAGAAGAACCATCGGTAGAACAACCAGCAGAATTAGAAGCCAGCGAAGAAGAGCAAGAACAAATTCCATCTCAAATTGACTTACAGGAAGATTTAGAATTAGATGAAGATTTATTAGAGATGTATGATGCAGGCGGTCAGGACAAATCTTCTCCAAAAGATGATGCCTTGCATGAAGAAGGCTGGTCAGAAGAAGAAGAAGAAGAAGAAGAAGAAGAATTGGAAGAAATGGCAACAAATTTTGTTGATGAAGTTGCAGCTGACGCTCAATCTTTAGAAGAAGAAGATGCTGCGCCTACTAGTTCTGCCGTAATGTCTGCACAGAGCCAATTGGCTGTTGCACAAGCCGCAAAAGCAAAAGCTGATGGTAATATGGCTAAGGCACAAGCTGATTTAACAAAAGCACAAGCAGAAGATGCCAAGAAAAAAGAAGCTGGCGAAAAAGCAGCAGCAGCAGTAACTCGTCAAACTGAATTAGAAGAAGATTTTTCAATCACTGAAGAAGAATTGGCCGAATTAGCAGAAGAATTAAAAGTTGATCTTAAACCACAACATCAATTACGTGGCTACATGGGAACAACTAATACAGAACGTCAATTAGCTGATAATGTTGAAAAAGCAGCTGCCCGTGATGAAAAAGAGGAAAAAGAAAGAAAAGAGCAACAAGAGGCGATGTCTGATTTAAAAGAAAAATTAGCAGAATCAGACAATAGAAACGAAAAATTAGTAGGTTTAATCGAAGAATTAAAAGATAACTTAATTTCTTTGAAAGAACAAACAGAAAAATTGAGCATTTCGAACGCCAAGCTACTATATACTAACAAAGTTCTTGCAGATGTCTCGTTGAATGAGCGACAAAAACAACAAATTGTCGAAAACATCTCAAAAGCTTCATCTGTTTTGGAAGCAAAGACCATCTTTGGAACACTTCAAAGCGCGGTGCAGAGCGTTTCTGAAAAGAAACCAAGAGAATCACTAAGCGAAGCCTTGATCCGTGGATCTTCACCTTTCTTAAATAGACAAAAAGCAACTCAATTAGAGGATAGCTTGTCAGATCGTATGAAAATTTTAGCAGGTATTAAATCAAAAACTTAAAAATTATTCACAGGAGAATAAAAATGTCAAACGTATTAGAAAGATTAACAGAAGGCGTCGTTGAACGCAACATGTTAAAGGAAACCGAAGCTGTCGTTTCCAAATGGGAAAAGTCAGGTCTTCTAGAAGGTCTAAAAACTGCTCGCCAAAAGAGCACAATGGCTGTTCTATTAGAGAACCAAGCTAAAGAATTACTAAAAGAATCAACCACTATGGCTGGTGGCGACGTACAAGGCTTTGCTGCTGTTGCGTTCCCAATCGTCCGTCGTGTATTCGCTGGTCTAATCGCTAACGATTTAGTATCAGTACAACCAATGTCACTTCCATCAGGTCTAGTATTCTTCATGGACTTTAAACGTGGAACAAACGTTGGTAACGTTGGAGATAGAGTTTTCTCAAAGAATGAATCATTCTTCGGTGACAAACTAGGTGTTCAAATCACTGGCGGTGTCCAAGTTGATGGTGTAGATTACGCTGAAAAAGGTTTTTATAACTTAGCTAATGGTTATAACACTTCACGTTATAATACACTTGTACCAACTGGTAGCGTAAGCGATTCAGTTCTATCAAACGTCACAATTGCTTCAGCAACAGACGCACAAAAGAAATTATTACGTTGGGATCCAGACGTTCTTAATGATACGACCTATACAAAGGCATCAGTATTGCGTGTTGCCTTGTCGGCTCTTTCACAAAGCGCTCTATTAGCTGTTCAAGACGTATTTGCTACTTCATTAGCTCAAGCTGCTTCATATGCTGCTGGAGCGGTTGGAGATGTAACAGGTTCAGCACTAGAAAATAGCGCTAAAGTTGTTCGTCGTTTAACAAAAGTAGTAGATGTTGCAGGAACCAAATATCTAGAATTAGTTGTTGTTGCTAACACATCAGCAGCTCTTTCAGCAATCGTAACTGGTTCACACGTTGCTCTATCATATCCAATCAAGGACAACCTACAATCAGTAGGTGATAGCGCTCTTGGTGCAGTAGTCGGTGCAACTCCTTGGACCTTTGAAGGATCATCAGCAATTCCAGAAATTGAATTGAAAGTTGATTCATTCTCAATCACTGCTCGTACCCGCAAGCTAAAGGCTGCATGGACTCCAGAATTAGGTCAAGACCTAAATGCATACCACAATTTGGACGCTGAAGTTGAGTTGACCTCAATGTTATCGGAACAAATTGGTCTAGAAATCGATCAAGAAATCATGAACGATCTAGTCAAGGGTGCAACCGCTGGTGTCAAATACTGGTCACGCCGTCCAGGTAAGTTCGTAAACCGCGATACAGGCGTTGATATTGGTGGTCCATCATTAGTTAATAACTATGCTGCGCCTCCAGACTTCACTGGTAACGTTTCAATGTGGTATGAAACCCTAGTTGAAACCATCAATGATGCTTCAGCCCTAATCCACCGTAAGACACTACGTGGTGGTGCTAACTTCCTAGTTTGCGGACCAGAAGTTGCAAACATCCTAGAGTTCACAAGCGGATTCCGTGCTTCAGTAACTGCTGATGCAGAAAAAGGTACAATCGGCGCTGTCAAGACTGGCGACCTAAACAAGAAGTGGGACATCATTGTTCACCCATACTTCCTACGTAACGTAATTCTAGTTGGTCGTAAGGGTGGAAGCTTCCTAGAAAGCGGCTACGTTTATGCTCCATATGTACCACTACAAAGCACACCAACCATCTTCGATCCAGAAACCTTCGTACCACGTAAGGCTGTTATGACTCGTTATGGCAAAGCAATGGTTCGTCCAGATATGTACGCTCTAGTTATCGTACAAGATCTATTAGGCTAATCTTAGCTATTTCTCAAATGAGTAAAGTAATATTACCAATAACTGGTAATGTAGATAATGTGTCACCAGCGACTCTGCCTTTTGGTGTATATGTAAATGAAAATTATTGGACACAAGAACAAATAGCGGAATATAAAACAGGCTCAATAGAACAAGTAGCTTTTGTTTATAAAAAAATTGGTGGTGATGTATTAGATATTGAATTAGTTGAGACACAGGTTCATGCTGCTTACGAAGAAGCTTGTTTAGAATATTCTTATTTAATTAATTTACATCAAGCTAAAAACGCTTTACCATTTGTACTTGGGCAAAGTACAAGCTCTTTTAACAGCGATGGACAAATTAGTGGGAGCGATCCAAATTTAAACGCAAATCTAGCTTTTCCTAAGATGTCTTTCACTTATGCTAAAAACATAGCAATGTCGGTAAACAATGAAGTTGGATTAAATGGCACAGAACCAGTTTATTCTGCCTCAATAAATACAATCCCAGGAGTTCAAGATTATGATCTTCAACAAGCGGTTTCAGCTTCTGGAGTCAATCTCGCTAATAAAAGAGTGGCTATAAGAAAGGTGTTCTATAAAACACCAGCTGCGTCATGGAATTTTTATGGTTATTTTGGTGGCCTTAATGTTGTTGGCAATTTAAGTACATATGGTCAATATGCAGACGACAGTACTTTTGAAATTATTCCAGTGTGGCAGAATAAATTACAAGCTATGGCATATGAAGACGCGATTGCCACAAGAGTTTCAAATTGGTCATTTCAGATACGAGATAATAAATTAAGATTATTCCCAACACCAAATGCTGCAAGCCCATTAAGTTTTTGGTTTGAATTTACTATCCCAAGTGATGCATGGGTAGAAACAAACACAAATTTACAATCAGGCGTAAATGGAATTAATAACATGAATTCTCTTCCATTTCAAAATATTCCTTATGATAAAATAAATTCAATAGGAAAACAGTGGATTCGTAGATTTTGTCTAGCTCTTTGCAAGGAAATGTTGGGACAAATTAGAAGTAAGTTTAGTGACGTACCAATTCCAGGCGATAAAGTAACTTTAAATGGTAAAGATTTAATTTCAGAAGCAAAAGAACAGCAAAAAGAATTAAGAGAAGAACTTAAAACACAATTAGCTGAAATGACATACGCCAAGATAGGCGAAGATGGCGCGAAGATGATGGAAGATAACAACAAGACTCAAGCATTTATACCAAATTTAATATTTGTAGGATAATAATTTATGGCTAGAAAGAAAAAAGATCAAAATATAGCGGAAATACCGCCAGAGTCTCCTCCACCGCCATTATTTCTTGGGGAAAAAGAAAGAAATTTAGTCAAACAAGTAAATGATGAGATTATTGAGCGAATCATAGGGCAGACTATTGTTTATTATCCAATAAGCAGAGAGCACACAAATTACCATTCAGTGTATGGCGAGGCTGTTCAAAAAACATTCCTAGCTCCAATTAAAATAAATGCGCTTGTTGAGTGGGAAGGCTCAAAAACAACAACAGAAATTTATGGTATTGATCGCTTAACATCAATAACTATAAAATTTCATCGCAGAAGATTAATAGAAGATCAAGAGTTGTATGTACGTGAAGGTGATTTTGTTCTTTTTGGTGATACATTCTATGAAATCGTTACATTAAATGAAGCTAAGATTTTATTTGGTCAAATAGGCCATAAATTTGAAATTTTAGCTAAATGCATTAAGGCCAGAGAAAGCATGTTTAATGCAAAGTAAAATGACATTTCAGAAAAAGTTTAACTATTTATAATAAATAAAAGCAATAACACATCTTCTCGTTTTATTCTAAGGAGACATAAATAATGTCAGTTGATAAATTTAAATTTGTAAGCCCAGGTGTACAAGTACAAGAAATTGATAATTCACAACTTCCAAGAACTGGTGATACTATTGGACCAGTTGTTATTGGTCGTTCATTGCGTGGACCAATTATGCGTCCAGTAAAAGTTGAATCATTCTCAGACTTCGTTGAAGTATTCGGTGAACCACATCCAGGTGGTGTAGGTGGAGATGTTTGGAGAGAAGGTAATAAAACTGCTCCAACATATGGTTCATATGCAGCACAAGCATATCTAAAAAATTCGTCTCCTTTAACATTCGTTCGCTTGGCTGGATATGAAAATCCTAGCAAAGTAACTGGTCTAGGAGAAGCTGGCTGGGAAACTGATAATGCTTATGGTCTTTTCGTGGCCCCAATCGTTGGTTCAAACGAAACTTGGTCTATGCCAGCTACTACTGCTTCATTAGCCGCTGTAATTTATGCAGGAGGTGGCAGCTATGGTTTAGTCGGTAAGCAATTAACTGGTTCTACAAGTGCCGACCAAGGATTAGGTGTTTGGACCCGTGCAACAGGAACAAATTTAAAGTTTAAGATTAAAGTTGATGGTGTCGAGAAGACAATTAGTTTTGATAAAGATTCGAAAAATTATATCCGTTCAGTTTTGAATACAAATCCAATTTTAACTAACACTTCTATCACAAATGATGAAGAAGATTACTTCTTGGGTGAAACATTTAAAACTTGGGTGGAAGAAGTACACGGCGAAGCTGCGCTAGCTTCGCAAAACTGGGCCGCTGTTTTAGTAAGACTAGCTTCAGCAAATGTTGATTTTGCTGATCATAAGACTGGAGCCAAAGATGCTGAAACTGGCTGGATCGTTTCACAACATTTGGGCGCAACTGGTTCATTCGCTTCAGTTGATGCGGACAATAATTACCCAGTAACAAATTTATTTAAGTTTGTTGGACTAACAGAAGGCGAATGGAATAGCACAAATTTAAAAATTACAATCGAAGATATCAAAGAGTCAACAAATCAATTCTATAAATATGGAACATTTACAGTATCAGTTAGAAAACTATCTGATAATGATTTAACTCCACAATATCTTGAAAGATTTACATTAGTTACACTAGACCCAGGTTCACCAAACTATATTGCCAAGGTAATTGGTGATAAATATACAGAATGGGATTATGATAAAAAATCATTTGTTGAATTTGGCACATATGATAATAAATCAAAATTTATTCGCGTACAAACAAATGCAGACTTAGATGCTGGTTTATTGGAGCCAACATTAATTCCATTCGGCTTCTATGGACCAACAATTTATAAAGCAAACACGGCTGCAACAGGAACTTTAAATTCATCAGTTCCAGCATTTGCATTCGTTAATACCGCAATTTCTGGAAATGCTGCGTTTACTGCAAGCTTTGCGTTACCAGAAATCCCAACATTATCATCAGCTTCTCTTAGCCCAGCTCCTTCATTTGGTTCAGTATTCTTTGGATTTAAGACAAACGTTTCTTCTTCAAAGAAAAATAATGAAGATATGGTTGATTATGTTAAAGAGTTGCCAGCTGGAGCAAAAATTTCTGCTTATGCAGCAACCTATAACTCTTTCTTATTCTCGCTCGATGATATTAGCGGTTCAGTTACATCTGGATCAATTGATAAAAATCAACCAGTTGCTTGGAGAGAGGGATTTAGAAAAGATGGCCTTTCATTAACAGCTAGAGAATTGACTTCTTCAAATGGATCACCAATTGTTTTATCGCAATTTAATCGTTTCACATTACCATTATTGGGAGGAAGCGACGGACTGAATATTACAGAAAAAGATCCATTCAATAGAAGAGTATTGGAGACAAATTCTGGAGAATTATCAAATTATGCTTATAACAGCGTTAAGGTAGCTATTGAATCAGTATCAGACCCAGAAGTTGTTGAAATGAATGCAGTAGTAATCCCAGGCGTTGAAAATGAAGGCTTAACTGGATTGTTGATTGATAAGTGTGAAGCCCGTGGTGATGCACTAGCAATCATTGATCTAAAGGGCGATTACGTACCAGAAGAAGGTAAAACAGACGGTGATGAAACCTCTGCACAACGTAAGCCAGATGTTGATAAAGTCATTGCAAATCTAAAATCACGCGCTATTAATAGCAGCTATGGTTGTGCATTCTTCCCTTGGGTTCTAGCTAAGGACAACTTAAACAATAATGTTGTTTGGTTACCACCTTCTATTGCCGCTCTTGGAACATTCTCAAGCTCACAAAAGAAGACAGAGCTTTGGTTTGCGCCAGCAGGATTTAATCGCGGCGGACTAACAGAAGGTTCAGCTGGAATTCCAGTTGTTCAAACCGCTCTAAGATTATCATCAAAAAATCGTGATGATCTTTACTCAGTAAATGTTAACCCAATTGCTACATTCCCATCAGAAGGAATCGTAATCTTTGGTCAAAAGACACTACAAGTAACTCCAAGCGCACTAGATCGCATCAACGTTCGCCGCTTAATGATTTACTTGAAAAAAGAAATCAGCCGTATGGCAACAACTGTTCTATTTGATCCAAATATTCAAGTAACTTGGAAACGCTTCACTAACCAAGCTGTTCCATTCCTTGAAAGTGTTAAATCAAGATTTGGATTAAGTGAATTCCGTGTAGTATTAGACGAAACAACAACAACTCCAGAGCTTGTAGATCGTAACATCGTTTATGCCAAGATCCTATTGAAACCAACCCGCGCTATTGAATTTATCGCGCTAGACTTCGTAATTGCAAATACTGGAGCTTCATTTAACGATTAATAAATAAAAATTTAAAGCTGTGTACTATATAAAAGTAGTACACAGCTTTTTAGGAGAATAAAAACATGGCATTTTGGAGTACACAAACCTCTGAACCTTTAAGACAATACAGATGGGTAGTAAATTTTGGAGCGTCTGAATTAACAGCTGGGACTTTAGATGATTTAGTATATGCATTGAAAAAAGTAGATAAACCAAAAGCAAAAGTTGGTGAAATTACTCACAAATATTTAAATCATTTTTTCTATTATCCAGGTCGTCTAGAGTGGGAAACAATTAATATGACATTTGCTGCTATGACACAGCCTAGTGCTACTGAACTAGTGAATAATGTATTAATAGGCGCTGGTTATGGCGTTCCAACTGGGCCAATTGGCACTGCCAATTTAGCAAGTATTGGCAAGAGAAAATTTAGTAATATGATCGGCGGTAAAGTTGATATTTCACAAATTAATCCAGATGGTGATATTGTTGAAACTTGGAGAATAAATAATCCTTTCTTCACGTCAGTTCAATTTGGCTCTCTCGATTATGGAAGCGAAGAGATCGTAGAAATTACTTGCACCGTTCGTTATGACTGGGCGCAGTTAATTACAATTAATCCAATAGAAGATGGAGCGGCCCCAGTTGGTCCTGATTTCCCTACAAGATAATTAATATAAATATGGCATTTTGGACAGATATTTCTCTAGTAACACCTCTACGTCAATATACATGGTATATTGATTTTTCAGAAGAATTATCTGATTTTAAATTTGCCTTAAAGGAATGCAAGAAGCCAGAATTTGAAATTGGGGTAACGGAACACCGTCTCTTGACACACACGTTCCGTTACCCTGGTTTGCTTAAATGGAAGCCAGTAACTATTAAATTTGCTTCAGTGTTTAGCCAAGGTAAAAATTTAACAGATGCAATTAATTTAATTAATAAAAATTCTGGCTATAATACACCAATAAGTGGACATCAACAAATAAATAAATCTTCTATGATATTAGACCAAAGTTTTATCACAATTACACAAGTAGAAGAAGAAGGTGCAGATATTGAAAAATGGAGATTATATAATCCATTTATCAGTAACGCCGATTTTGGTTCTTTATCTTATTCAAGCGAAGAAATCGTTGATGTTACATTAACAATACAATATGATCATGCTACATTAGTTGACGTATGATAAAAAAAGAAAGCGTAGGCTTACATGAGAAATAATGAAGAACGTTTTGGAGCGCCACAACAAATTCAAGATGTCGTTCCACCAGCAATCCAACCAAGTTTATCACTAGATTTTATAGTTCCAACAGAATTTGTTGATTTACCATCCAAAGGTAAATTATATCCTGATGGTCATCCCTTAAAAGACAAAGAAACAATTGAAATTAAGCAAATGACTGCAAAAGAAGAAGATATTCTTACTTCTAAAAGTTTGCTTAAAAAAGGTGTGGCTTTAGATAAATTGATTCAGTCGTTAATTGTTGATAAAAATATTAATGCTGATTCTATGACAGTAGAAGATCGTAATGCGGTTATTATAGCTGCCCGTATTTCTGCGTATGGTGCAGATTATAATACCTCTGTTTCATGCCCTTCTTGTAGCCAAAAAGTTAAATATTCATTTAATCTATTAGAAAGATTAGTTGTAGAAGAGCAAGAAGAATCCTCTCTTCAAGTTGATGCAAGTGGTTTATTTACGGTTACCCTTCCATCTACAAAATGGCAAATTGTTTGCAGAGCTTTAAATGGTAATGATGAAAAAACAATCTTAAGGATGTCAGAAGCCAAGAAAAAAAGTGCAAATGATTCAATTTTGTTAGATCAGCTAGCTTTAATGGTTGTTTCAATTCAAAATGTGACAGATCGCCCTACAATTCTGAAAGCATTATCAGCACTTCCAGCTGGTGATTCAAGATTCTTAAGGAAAGAATATCAAAAATTAATTAAAGGCATTGATTTAACACAAAAATTTGTCTGCTCATCCTGTGATTATGAAACAGAGATGGAGGTTCCGCTTTCAGCAGACTTTTTTTGGGTTAAGTGATGAATATCAGCAAAACGTATACGAACAATTTTTTTATTTAAAGTATTATGGTGGATTTTCACTTTTTGAAAGCTATAATCTACCAGTTGCTCTAAGAAAATGGTTTGTTGAGAAGCTAGTAGAGCAGCTAAAAGAGGAAAGTGACGCTGCCAAGAAAGCATCTAGGAAATAAGATTGGAGCGGGTTGCAAAACCCGCTCTTTTTTTATTTTATTTCTATTTATCTGTATATATTTG